ACCTTTTGATTGTTTCTCGCTTTACTTATATGCCCCACGGGGAGGTTCATCCAGTCTACTTCCTCTACTGGAATCTTGTACCTGTACTCCCAGATGTCTGGTGGGACATCTTTAACTACATGGTTCTCATGTAAGTCTGCCCACTTCTTATAGATGACGTCTAGATCCACTACAGTATTGGCACACTGGTATATCCCTGGCGCAGTTTTCTTGCAGTCGAACCAGAACCTGTTTAATCCATCTATGCTACTAACAAAGAGATGACCAAGCTCCACATCAAGAGCATCCATATAGACAGCCAACTGACCGACATAGTTCTCGCGTGGGTTGCCTGTCTCATACTTTTTAATGTCAAATTTATTAGCATTGTTAATAGATTTGACTTCAATAGGAATCCCTTCGATTGTCTTAGCGTCGATATAGCCATTGATTCTGATACCGTTGCGCTCGATAGAAATACGCCCATGTTCTTTCTGGTCGTAGTCTTCTGGCACAATACCATTACTCTTGAATATCTTGAGTACCGCGTCCTCTACTCCGTTCCCCGCGCCCCACTTTAGCGTTTCGTACCACTGAGGAGGGTTGGTAGGCTCCACACCCCTGAACGCAAAGTACAAGTCCAAGATAGGCTTGCCTGTGTCTGAGGCATAGAAGGCACCTTTCTCTCTTTGTTCTGATTTGTAGACTAGGTTGTCTAACATAGGTGTTTAGCTAGTCTGGTCTTTCTCAAGCCCAAACGTCTGCTTGATTATCTCGCTGTCAATGTCGTGTACCTTAGATAATGACCCCGTTTCGACACAACGCTTCATTACCAGATACTCATAAGTTCTTGTCTCATACTTTATCTCTCCTACACGCTCTCTAAAGTCTCTTTGAGACAGTTCTTTGGCGGCGCTGAGAAGTTCCTCCATGTTCGCGTCCTTATCACCTTTAGCCAAAGGAAGTAGGTAGTGTAGATTCTTGATTGGCACGCCCGAGACAAAGTCTTCGTCAAATCCATACCTTAGAACGAATTGCTCATAGATTTGTAACAGACGGTCTGCCTCTCCTCTGGATAATCCAATCTCAGGCTGTTGAATATAATCTTCCCAAGTCTCTATCCCATCACCAACCGCTTTCTTGAACAGACTCTTGTTCTTTAGCTCGTAGAGAAGTTTGCCCATGACAACAAAGCTCTTCTTTGAGTGTAAGATGACCTCTACCAGTTGTTGGTGGAGATTGAAAGGTACGAGGCTAGTCTGGGTCATTTGCTACAGATTCCTTGAACTCAGCTTCTAGAGAATCAGTCTCGTCGTCTGTCGAAACGTCTACCGCGCCAAACACCTCATCTTCAAGCTTCTTGACTCTGGTCTCTAAATTTGATGGAGCCTGAGTTGCTGTAGAACTTACTCCCGTTGGGTTGAAGTTCATAAAGTCACCCTTCTCTTGAACATCGATGGCAACCTCCATACCATCTTCCCAGTTCTCAGTCCCCTTGACCTTGAAGCTTGACAACCACTTCTCACCGTGTTCTACTGTCATAATACTCACCTTAGGCTTGATACCGTACTTGGTGTCAACGTCCTTTCTAAATACCTTCGTTAAAGTCACTTTACCCATATAATTTGGTGTTAATTTTAATTGAACTTAATAACTCTATCACACTGTGCATACATATACAATCTAGACAAAGCATATATATGTGGTTAAGTCCGAGAGCTAAAGCATTGACTGTTGACCCATGAACTCTAGTATGTCCCCAACATAATACTCATCAAATCCGTACTCATCTAACTCCGTCTCTCTTCCCATCATAAATAATTCAAACTCGTCCCAACGTTCTTCCCCGATACGATATATGACCTCGGCTTTAGAGTACATCTTCTTCAATAGTCAAGCTCTCAATCGTATACCCTTCACCTCCGCACTCTGGACACATCTCGTCGTCGTCTTGCTCCCCTTCCCCGTCACAGTCATCACATCTCTTTCTCAACGGTTCTAACTCTACCATATTGTTTTTATTTAGTAATTGTTAAGCTCATTCACTGCGCTCTTGAAGTCGTGTCCTAGATGGATCACAAAGTCTATTGCGTTCCTTCCGCGTTTCCCACACCCGAAGCAATAATAACCTCCGTCTGGATTGATAGATAACGATGGAGTGTTATCTCTGTGGAACACACACTTGACCGATACACGCCTGTTTGTTTTGAGTCCCAGAATGTCTCTGATACTGACCTTCCTAGCTCGTTCTATTTGTTCTTCATTCATCTCCGTCCCACATTCCACCCCATGCGTCTTCGAGCTTGCCAGTTGCTTCAATGAAGGGAAACATCTGTGAACTCATTTCACCCTTATTTTTTACAACGTCAACAGTGATAGATTGTTGTCCATCTCCGTCTAGCATTACAACACACTCTGGGTCTTGGTAAAGGCTCGAACTTCCCTTCAGGTCTTCTATGCCAGGTTTCTTAGACAACAGTTTCCCTCCGTGGTCAATCTTTCTGATGTGAGTCACAATCAGTAGAATGACTTTGTTCTCTTCTGCTACACGTTTCAACTCTTGGAGGGTCTGACCAATCTCGGCTTCCTTGCTTCCAGTTGTGTGTCTGACGATGTAATCTAGGTGGTCGATAATCACCACACGTGTGCCGAAGAGTCTCCGTGAAGTAACAATGGTGTCAACTATGTCTGCCTTCTGCGGTAAGGCGAAGTATACAGGACTATCTACGCATTTGTCAATCATTCCTCTCCATTCGTCTGAGGTAGAATCTTTTAATTGTTGCTTGGTCTTCTCAAACATAACTTGCAGGAATCTATGCCCGACTGATTCTATCCCACGCTCGAACGGCATCACCAGAACTGGTATCTGTTTCCCTGCCAAGAAGTCTGTAATGTTGAGAATGTACGAGGTCTTGCCCACGTTACTTTTCCCTGATATAATTATCAGCCAATCTTTCTCGATGTCAACCTTTGGAATGAATGGAATTCTGATGGTGTCTTCTTTATCAGCGCGTAGACTTTCAATAATATCCCCCAACCCCTTAAACTTGTGTGAGATGTAAGGTCTTGCGGAGTTGATTAACTCGCGGAACTCTCCTGAGGTGTGACTTAATAGGTACTCATTCGCGTCCTTTATTCCTGTAGGGTACTGAACGTCAAAGCTCTTCTCTGTCCCAACACGGGTAGACATGTCCAAAGCAGATGCCTTTCCACCTTTATCATTGTCATAGGCAATATACACTTTAGGTATCTTGTCAAGCCTTTCTAGCCACACTCCGTAGCTGTCCTTTCCTGACGCTGGTGAGATAACATTGTCTATCCCCGACTGGTGCGCCATCATGCAGTCGAACTCTCCCTCCACAACAAGAACCTTGCCTTTCTTTTTGGCGGCTTCCAGACCCTCGTCATTGAAGACCCAAGTCTCAGCTCCTTTCTCTCCGAGATACTTCGCACCCTTTGGATCTAACAACCGATACTTTATGTTTACCAACTGCTTATCTTTGTACGTAGGGATAGAGATTGCATCGTAGTCCGAACTGTACCCCAGTTGGAAGTGTTTTATAGTATCCTCACTCAGACCACGACCAGTGAGATACTCTTGAGCCTTTGGAGAATCCAAAAGTTGTTTTTTGTACTTTTCCACCAACTCTACATCTGGTTTTATGTAGTCTTCGTTGATGGTTTGTCGTAGTGATTTTATGTCCAACATGGATAGTTGCTAGGCTGATAATATTTGCGTTCTAAGCGATTCTAGGTGGGCGGTGATAGGGTAGTTCATTTTGCCCTCGTAACTCTTCTCTACGAGGCAAATAGATTTTTTCTCAGGCTCAAAAGGTACCGATTTTTAGAGGGTCTCCAAATGCAACATGAGTTCTTCGCGTGGTGCCCCTTCCCAGTCATCTTTATCGACTAATTTAGAGAAATATCGGGCAATAATTGTACGCGGATAACCCTTCCCAATCAGACAGTGAGCGAAGCACGTATAACTGCTCCACGACTCCTTTTTCGCGTACACCTCTGCGAACTCGATGGTAAGCGGATGTTTGTTCATTTCAGTTTTAGTTAGGTTTAATCTTTAGCAGAACTCGCCCGACAGCCTCCATAGCTTCTTGGTCTGTCGTGACCCCGAGCTGGCTCTTGACATAAGCAACATAAAGTTCTGGTTTAATCCAAGTGAGTTGATAACCACTATCTCGCAAACGCTTGTTTTGGAAGTCATCGGAACCGTCCATGCCATACCAATCGAAATGCGTGATGATAACCAATGCCGCCAGAGCTTCACTGTGTCTTAACAGAAGAGCCTTGATGACTCCAGTCTCTTTACTCGCGATTTTGATTATCGGTGCCTTCGTGCCCATCTTGTGCTCCCACACCAACCTGTAAAGACTCACAAGACGTTCATAAGCAGACCTACCGAACTCACTAGATAACTCAGTAGATATTTCATTAGATATTTCACTCTGTAGAGGCGCGTCAGCGCACGTGTGAACGGACGTTTTCTTTATACTATTATAGTTTATACTATTCCCCTCCTCCTCACCCTCGGAATACTCAACGTCTATGCCACTATTTTCATCACTTTTTGCCATATCGACCCGACATTTTTGTCGGTCTGCTTTCGACATTTTTGTCGGTATGGTCAGATCTTTTCCATAGATTTTGCGCTTCATTTTCCCACCCACATTCTCGGCTTCTGTGTCTATATAATCAAGCTCTCTG